TGTTGTTCCAGCTGAACTTTCAGCTAGTAACTGTTTGCGAGTATTCTCAAGAATAACTTGCATTGTTGAGCGGCGTGGACCTTTAAGACCTTCAAGTAGGGCTTCTTTGGTCTCGTCCCAACGGCTTTCTAATAGAACTTGTGACATGTTAATATTCTCCTAATAATGTCTTGTTTTAAAGCCCTGCCAAACGTCTTATGTCAATCACGTTATCACGTGGTTCACCTTCAACTTGTTTTGTGGCAGTTTTATCCCCAGTTACTGTTTTAACATTTTCTGAAAGCATAGGTTTTTTAGACTCTTTCTTTTCAGTAATGTTATTAAGTACTGCTGGTAGATACTTATCGAAAGCGGCCTGTAGGCGAGGTGTTTGGACGCTTTCTAGTAAGTCACGCATTATCGTTGCTTTTTCCTCATTAAGAGTTCCTAGCAATTCTCCCATAGCCTTCTCACGTTGGTTACTTTCTTTGATAATACGAACTTCACGTTCTTTACTTTCAATTAACTTCTTAGCGTTGCTAATTGTATTAATGGACTCGGCTAATTGTTTATCTTTAGCTTGTAGTTGTACAAATAGTTTGCGTGTTTCAGCCTTATCATTTAAATAAGTACTACTGTATTCCCCTGCAAAAGATTCAAAGATACGGCGACCAAAATCGTTTTCACGTGCAGTCTTAATATCTTCTTTCAATTGACCTAATTCACCCTTAAGATGTTTAGATACAGACTCGTTCATTCTCTTAGCACTTTCAGTGACGAATTTCGCCTTCAATGCTTCAAGTTGTTTACGACCTTCTGCAATCAACTTAACCTTTGCTTCTACAACTGCTTGTTTGTCTTGGGCAAATTCTTTAATTTCACCCGCAAGTGCTTTAACAATAAATTGCTCTAGCTTTTGCTGACTTTCCATTTGTAGTTTACGCTCATTGCGTAGTTCTTTAATTTCTTCGGCTAATTTCTCAACCATAAAATTATTGAACTTAACTGCATTTTCATGTAGCTTGCGTTTTGCGTTAACACGGTCTTCATTCATCGCTTGTCTCTCAGCATTAAATTCTTCAATTTCTGCTGATAAACCGTCTGATACCATTTTATCAAGGGCTTCAACCATTATGTGTTTGTCATGTTCATAACGTTGTGCAAACTCCTCACGAAGTTCCGCACGTACTTGCTCTTTGGCTTCATTCAATTTTGATTCCCATGCCTCATTAATAGCGACACCAGTTTCTTCATTGATTAATCCACTTTCAAGTAATGGTTTGATAGCATCTAACATGCTTAATCCCCTTTATTGATTTTGAGATCCTTGATAAGACGAACCACTTCATCTTTCAGGTATCTCTGTACTTTTCTGTCGCTTTGTGCATCTTTTGCAATATCTAACATTCTATGTCCATGACGTAAATTCATCATGCCTTCATAGATTGCTTTAGGATATGCATTGGGTGCGCTAGGTTGGGCGACAATATCCACAGTGACTATTTCAAAGTCACTAACTTGGCCATTAGCATCGTTAACGTTACCGCTACCTCTGCTACTAACTCCTAGTTTGACACCACTCTCCAACATTGTAGACACTAACTGTCCCATTGGAGTTGGTAAAATCTTTAATTTGCCGAATCCATTAGCACCGTCCATCCACATACTAGTAATCATATGCGATACACGGTCTAAATTAATTTTTAAGTCATCTGGGTGATCCACTTCACCTAATACAGAATGGCCTTCTTGAATCTGCTCATTAAGTTGTTGAACTGCGCTTTCAATTTCAGAAACAGGATACACACGCTCGTTAGCGTTGCGTACCCCACCCTGAATGAATATCCCTTTCATATAAAGGGACTTCTTGCTGCCTTCACCTTCACTCAAGACCTCCATACTGGCACGGTCGAAAGTTAGATGCTCTTTGAGATACAAAGCCATTATCTCAGATTTCCTTATCTCTTAACAATCTTTTTAGTAGCTTGCTGTGTGATTGGCTTTTTAACCATCTTCTTAGATTCAGCTACTGGGCTTTTCTTGTCTGCACCATCATCACCATGTTTTGGTTTTGGAGCTGCCTCACCTTTTTCACTAAAGTTACCTTTGCCTGGAGCATTCTTAAATTGTCCTGCACCTTTTAGGTCTTTAGTAGCTGGGTTTAACAAACCACCTTGTGTACCACCTTTACCACCGTCGCCAGATGTAAAGTTAACAGCTTTTGCACCGTTACTAGATACTTTACTATTTGCGCCTAATGTGATACTTTTTACATTATCACCATTTGGGTTTTTTGTTACAGAAACTTTTTGAAGTTGAACTGCTTCTTCAAGCGTTTCTTCTTCTTCAAGTTCTTCAGATTCTTCTAACTCATCATCTTCTTTGGCTTCCATCATATCTTCAT